TACTAAATACTTAGGCGACTATGATATTGAAAAGTATGGAGATAAGATACTTATTTCCAATAATGGATACACAGCCGTAACTAAAAGGAATTAAAATGCAATCAAATTACGATAAATGCTTGGAGACTATTCTGCACCACGAAGGTGGATATGTAAATCACCCTAAAGATCCAGGCGGGGAAACAAACCTAGGTGTTACAAAAAGAGTTTACGAAGAACACGGTGGAACTAAAGACATGAAAGACTTAACAGTTGAAGATGTTGCACCGATTTATAAAAAAGGATATTGGGACAAAATGAAGGGCGACGATTTACCAGGTGGTTTAGACTTATGTGTATTCGACTTTGGTGTTAATGCAGGCCCAGGACGTTCAGCAAAATACTTACAAACAATGATTGGTACAGTTGCTGACGGTGGCATTGGTCCTAATACATTAGCGAAGGTGGCTGAGTATGTTGATGCACACGGCATTGAGTCAACCATTGAAAATTTTCAAGCTGAAAGACAAAAGTATTACGAGTCTTTGAGTACTTTCGATACGTTCGGAAGAGGTTGGACTAGAAGAGTCGACGAAACTACAGAATTAGCCAAAAAATTAGTATGATTAAATACTGCCAGAACTGTGGTAGAGCTCACGAAGGCAGATTAATCGAAGAGTTTAAAGACGGAGATAACAAGCCAATAGAAATAGTGGTTTGCGAACATCCACGTTACGAGGAAGAAGATGGAAAAAGTAGTTAAAGCAATAGCAGAACATTTAGACGTTGATGCGTCTAAGGTCGTACCAGGAGCATCTTTGATAGATGACTTAGGTGCTGACGACTTTGATATCGTTGAACTTACCATTGCGATACAAGAAGCAACAGGTACAAGCATTTCAAGTGAAGAAGAAGCTAACGTAAAGACAGTTGGCGACTTTATTAAATTAGTGGAGAGCAAGAGTGTTTAGTTCTATAAAAATTGCATTAATGTTAGTAGTGTTAGCAGGTGCTGGCGGAGGATTTATGTATGTAAAGAATCTAAAAGCAGACTTGGCTACATCAGAAGCTAACAATCTAAAGTTAGAACAAAGTGTTGAAAGTCAAAAAGCTGTTATTAAACAGATGAAAGAAGACTTTGAAGCAATGACTAAAATAAAAGCAGAAATAGAAAAACAAAACAAAATTCTTAAAGCCGAATTTGCGGCTTTGGATAAAAAGTTCAATAAAATAAACGGAAAAGGTGAGGTGCGTGATATTGGTGATCTCGCAACGAAGAGGCCTGAGTCTGTAGAGAAGATAATTAATAAAGGAAGTACCAATGCAATGAGATGTAGCGAAATTGCTATGGGCAGTCCATTAACGGAGAAAGAGAAAAATGCAACTAAGAAGTCTGAAATCAATTCTGAATGTCCTAGTATTGCTAACCCTAACTACGTTCCTTACTAGTTGCGGTACAGCAGTAAAACAATTAGAAATCTTCTCAGTAAAAGAAGATAGACAACCTCTTGAATTGCCTGCACCGTTAACACCTAAACTAGAAGAAATCAAATGGACTATTATTACATCTGAAAATGCTGATGAAGTATTTGAAAAACTAAAAGCAGGTGGCGTTGATCCTGTATTATTTGGACTAACAGATGATGGCTACGAAGCATTAGCTAAAAACTTTGCACAGATACGTGCTTATATGCTACAACAAGACGAAATAATCAAGTCTTACAAAGAGTACTACGAAGGTACTAAGAACAAACCCGACACAAAAGACTAGTAATATCAGATAAATACACATATAATACGAGGAGTATATATGTGGGAAATGATAGAAAGAATGGCTACGGATAGACTGTGGATCTACACAGCTCTTGTAGGATCTTTGTTTGGTCTTGCTTTTTCAACTTATTTTAAATCAACAAGACTTGGACTTTGGATGTACGGCCATTTTGACCGCATAGCTGATTACCTTGTAGAACGTTGGGGTTGGACTTGGCTACAGCAACCAGAAGATGCTTGGAGAAAGAAATATCCATACGTAACTAAAAAGATTGACGAGCTAGAAGCACGTTTAAAGAAGATAGAAAAGAAGAAGTAAAATGTTTGATCAATTAGGAATGGAACTTACAGATATTTTAGCCCCTTGGATTGCAATACTAATATCTATATCGGCGGCTTTCTGGTTTAAGGACTTTGCAGTTAACCTAATGTCTGGATTAAAGTTTAAATTCAATCCTGCTTTTAACGAAGGCGATCATATTATATTAGATGATGACGATGCGATTATTGTTAAAATAGGATTACGTGAAAGTGTATTTGGTGTATATCGAGACAAAGGATATGTTTGGAGATTTATACCCAACGATAGATTAAAGTTTCATAAACTTGAAAAAATAATTAATCAAGATTTACATTTAGATAGCGAAGCAGAAAAAGGACGTAGAATGCAGGCAATGATAGATAAGGCACAAACAGACGCTATAGAAAAAAATACAAACGAAATAAAAAATATTAAAAATGGAAAAAGATAATAAATTAGAAGAGGGGGCGAAGCCGGTGGCAGATGTCAAGAAAAAAGTAAACGTAGAGTTAGAAGTAGATACTTCTGTGAAGGACCTAGGTCCAAATCCATATGCAAAATTAATACATATGGCAAGAGCCGTAGATGCTTGGAGAATTTTTCCAAGATTATTCCTAACTGTTTACATTGTACTTTTATACAAGTGTGTAATTTGGTATATGAACTTACCAAGTCCTACTATGGAACAATCAGGTTTGATTAGTATTGTAGTTGGTGCAGGTGCGGCATGGTTTGGATTATACACAGGAACCAGCAAGAAGTCTGACAAGTAAATTAGCTGATAAGTAATAGTATGGACTATTACAACAGCCTAGGTGTCTCACGAAACGCCACTAGTAAAGAAATTAAGAGTGCATACAAGAAACAAAGTATGCAACACCACCCTGATCGCACGGGTGGCGACGATACCAAATTCAAAGAAATAAACGAAGCATACCAAACATTATCTGATCCTCAAAAGAAACAGATGTATGATCAATTTGGTACAACAGATCCACAACAAATGCACAGAACACACCAAGGTCAACAGTTCCATTTTAACATGGGCGGTAATGGTTTTGAAGAAGTGTTTAGCACATTCTTTGGCGAAGGCTTTGGACAAGCTAATCCATTTCAAGGACGCAGACAAATGCGTAATCAAGATATAACTATCGCCGCAGACATTACATTAGAAGATATTATAAATGGTAAGGAAGTAATAGCTACATATAGGTTACCTAGTGGCAAAGAGCAAACAGTAAACATTACATTACCAAAAGGAGTACGTCCTGGAGATACAATACGTTATTCAGGAATGGGAGGAGACCAAGTTCCTAATATGCCAAGAGGCAATTTGTTTGTTAAAGTAAGAGTCAGAAGACACCCTGACTATGAAGTAGATGGCATAAATTTATATATAGAGAGAAACGTTAGTGTATTCGATCTATTACTAGGCTCAAACATTAGAGTTAAAACATTACACGGAAAAGAAATAAGTGTTAGTGTTCCTCCAGGCTCAAACTCAGGTACAACTTTTAGTATAAGTGGACAAGGCTTGCCAGATCAAAGAAGTGGTAGAACTGGTAACTTGTTTATGAAAGTAATTGGTATAACACCAAGTATTACAAACGAAAACATTAGAGAAAGACTAGCAAAGATAAAAGATGAAATTGATATATCACCCAAATAGTTGGTTAGAAAGAAAAGTAGATCCATTTGATTTTGACAATCTAAATGCAAAAGAGATTGAAGAACAAATGATTGAAATTATGGATAAGAACCAAGGAGTTGGACTTGCGGCTAACCAAGTTGAACTTAATGCACAAATCTTTATTATCAAACCAAAGGGGTTAGAAGGATACGAAGACGACAAACCTTTTGCAATCATCAATCCTAAAATTACACAGGTGTCAGAAGAGATGGTTGAAGGTGAAGAAGGCTGTTTAAGTTTTCCATTACTATACTTTAAGGTTAAAAGACCTTTAGGATTGGTAACAGAGTGTCTTGACTCTAGCGGAAAAGAGTGTACAATAGAGTTAACAGGTTGGAATGCGAGAATCTTTGGTCACGAATATGATCATCTTTACGGAATCAACTATATTGATAGAGTAAGCAAGTTGAGATTAGATATGGCTAAGAAGAAGCAGAACAAATTATTGAAACGAATATCAAGACAAGTTAAGGATACTAAATTATATGGTTGAACCAAGTGAACAGTTACAGTTAGTTTTTGATAAAGCAGTAGATGTTGCAAAGAAATTACATCACGAGTATGTAACTATTGAACATTTACTCTTTGCCATGTTATGTGAGGATAGCTTTGCTAAAATTATAGAAGGCTATGGTGCAGATCCAGAGTTCCTTAAGAAAAATGTAGAGAATTATTTAAAAACACAAACGGAAACTATTCAATTAGATAAAGCACAGGCTAAAAAGTACAAGCCTAAGAAGACACACGCAGTTGAAAGAGTTTTAAATAGAGCATTTACGCAAGTATTGTTTAGTGGACGTAATCATATTGATTGTTCAGATGTATTTTTAAGCATTATGAACGAAAAGAAAAGCTGGTCTTACTATCATATTAGCAAATGTAATATTGATAAAGATAAATTTGCAGATTATCTAAGTAATGAAGTAGCAGATAGCTATGAAGATGAAGAAATGCAAGGTATGGCTACTAGAGCTTTACGTTCATTTACAACAAATCTAAACTTAGAAGTAGACAAAGGTAAAATTGATCCTGTTATAGGACGTATAGAAGAATTAGATTCTATTGCACTCGCTTTAGGTAGACGTGCAAAGAATAACGTTTTGCTAGTGGGTGATCCAGGCGTAGGTAAAACAGCTATTGCTGAAGGCCTTGCCTGGAACATCGTCAACAACACAGTTCCAGACTTCTTAAAAGAGTATAGTGTTTACAACTTAGACATAGGAAGTATGTTAGCAGGTTCTAAATACAGAGGTGACTTTGAAGAACGTTTCAAACTTGTTATGTCAGCACTTAAGAAACGTGGTAAAACTATTGTATTCATTGACGAAGCACATATGATGAATGGTGCAGGTGCAGGTGGCGGACAAAGTTCAAACGATCTAGCTAATATGTTAAAGCCTGTATTAACAAAAGGTAATATCAAAGTAGTAGCAAGTACTACTTGGGAAGAATATAGAAAGTATTTTGAAAAAGACCGTGCATTAATGCGTAGGTTTGCAAGAGTAACTGTTGATGAACCAAGTAAAGAAGTAACAAAAGATATCTTGGAAGGTATTAAGAAGTATTATGAGGAGTTTCATAACACAGTTATTACAGAACAAGCTATTGATACTGCAATTAAATTAAGTGTGAAGTATCAAGCAGATAAGAAGCTACCAGATAAAGCAATTGACTTGATTGATTGTGCTTGTAGTAGATTTAATTTAAAAGATCCTAAAGCTGAAAAGGTAATAGGTGAAGAAGAAGTACAATTTGAACTTGCAAAAGCAGTTAACTTACCTGAAGAGCAAGTCAAAGAAAAAGAAACTAACAATCTAGCTAAACTTGAGAAGAATCTTAAAGGTGAGATTTACGGACAAGACAAAGCAATTGATGAGATTGTTGATAAAATACTTGTTGCCCAAGCAGGGCTTAAACAAGAAAACAAACCAATTGGATCATTTGTATTCATGGGTCCAACTGGTGTAGGTAAAACTGAAACAGCAAAACAACTTGCTGGCCAGTTAGGTGTTAAATTAGTTAGATTTGATATGTCAGAGTATCAAGAGAAACATAGTGTTGCCAAGCTAATAGGTTCTCCTCCGGGATACGTAGGCTTTGAAGAAAATGCAGGACTATTGATTACTAAACTACAAGAACATCCTAATTGTGTGTTATTGTTAGATGAAATTGAAAAATCACACCCTGACGTAAGTTCTTTATTACTACAAATCATGGACAATGGTTTTGTAACAGGCTCAAATGGTAAAACTGCTGACTGTAGAAACATTGTACTGATCTTAACTACTAACTTAGGTTCACAAGAAGCAGAACAAAATGCTATTGGCTTTGGTGATGTAACTAAAGACTACGAAGATACAGAGTTGAAAAAGTTCTTTGCACCAGAGTTTAGAAATAGACTTGATGGAACAATGACATTTAATAAACTTGAAAAGAATACAATGATAAAAATTGTTGGCAAGTTCCTAGTAGAACTAAAAACTATGCTAACTGAGAAAGGTGTCACAACAACTGTAAGTGACGATGCAATAGACTTGTTAGTTGACAAAGGCTTTGATGCTAAGATGGGTGCAAGACCTTTACAACGTGTAATTGACAAGGACATTAAGACTCCTTTATCTAAGAAACTCTTGTTTGGTGATTTAAAAGATGGTGGTACATTAAATATCGATATTAAAGACGATAAATTTGTATTAAATATCGGTAAAATCAAGGAGCAAGAAACCGTTGATCAAAAAAACTAGTAATAAACTGTTCTGGGACAAGTACGCCTACAAGCTAGGAGTATATAATTCAGCTACACATATCTTCAGAAACAAACGTCTGCAGAATGCTAGAGATATTATTGACGGACTAGAACTTAAGAGTGGACAAGGACAGCCATTAAGATTAAAGTTTCATAGATACTCGCAAAGAGAAACTGACATTACAGAAAATGATTTCTTTGATCTTAAAGTTTTAATTAGTCATTTCCAAGATAAAGAAGATTTTATGTTAAGATGTGAAGGCTCACGTCTAGGTATATACTCTAATAACGTACAATGGTTAAAAGTTATAGCTAGAAAGCTAAAAGATGTTCCTTGGTTATGGGAACCTAGTATGCCTAACTTAGAAAAGAATACTATTGTTGTAAACAAGCCAATAGAATATGAATTCAAAGCATACCTAAATGGTACTGCGGATCCTAACTTTGCAGAATATTGTTTAAGCAATACGGATAAGATTAGAGCAGGAGATAGGCTAATACGTGATCTAAAACAGGAACGTAATTTAAAGGGCAAATACATATATGTTAAGAATGATAGCATATTAACTATCGTTAGATTGTTCTTAAATGACAATATAATGCGGATCGATAAGCTCGTGTACCAACCCGAAACAAGATAAGTACTTGTATGAAGAAGAAAACTAAAGTATTTGGAAAGAAGAAAAAGAAAGACATACCCTTTGAACCTAAACCATATTACTATACACAACGTGACTGGGATAGAGCAGTAGGGTGGGGAAAAGTGCCTAAAGAGTACCAATACCCCGGATTAGATTATTCGGATAAATAATACTATGTCCAGTTCAGAAACAATTATGTCAAACCAAGTCCATGCAGGTGACTCTACAAGCACCGTTGTCACAGGTGATAACTTCAAAGGTGACGGATTCTATGGTAGAGCAGATGGTTTTCACACAGTTCAATACAACGTATCGGGCTTTAATGGAACTATTAAAATGCAAGGTACACTTGCAACTACACCAGCAGAAGCAGACTTTTTTGATATAGCAGGAACTGAGTCAAGTGGCACAGAAGGTAGCTATTTTTATAATTTTACAGGTAACTTTGTATATGTAAGAGCTCACGTAACGTTTACGTCAGGTACTGTACAGAGCATTTTATTGAATCACTAGGATAATAGCATGAAGAACTTTATTAATATTGTATGGGAAAACAAGGCATTGAGCGAAGTAGATGAGTATCTAGTAGATACTGTACTAGAATGTGCTGATGAGGCCTTAGTAGAAGATGAAACTAACTACGAAACATACGATACTATAGATGGTGGTACTGTATTAGCTGTAGAGCTACATAAACAGCTTAATGATGACGAATCTACAGTTATAGCAGAGCGATTAGCTAATAAATTGTTTGATTTAGGCCACAATAACTTCGATATCGAAATTTCCGTCTAGCTTTAAACTATGATAAATACTCTTAGTATAGGAGTATTCTATGTCTAAAACATTTAAAGATTATTTAAAAGAAACAGAGGAACAAAACCGCTGGGTTGAAGAAACCTATGAAGGTGATGATTTCTATATCGCATATGGTGATATGTGGTTCAACGAAGACGAGATTGTAGACGAAGCTGAATACCAAGGACGTAAGGTAAAACTTGGAAAGCCTATGAGAGGCGACGTTAAGAAGTTCAAAGTTTACGTCAAAGATCCTAAAACAAAGAATGTTAAAAAAGTAAACTTCGGTGATCCAAACATGAAGATTAAGAAATCAAACCCTGCAAGACGCAGATCATTTAGAGCAAGACACAACTGCGATAATCCAGGGCCAAGAACAAAAGCAAGATATTGGAGTTGCCGCAAATGGTAAAACTAGTTGAATTTAGCGAAGACAAATACGAAGACGATTTAGGCTTTAATGTTGTTGAAGACTTATGTCAACACATGAGAAACGATCCTATGTTCTATCGTAAGCAGTACTATCCAATGATGGCACTTATTCAAGACAAACTTAAAAAGGGTGAAACACTTGATCAAAGAGAAATGTTAGCACCTATGATAGAAAAAGGTTGTAAGCATTACTGCTCCAAGTATGACATTCCTAAAAGTCCAGAAGAACTTTTAACTAAAGAAGACTATACTGCAATAGTTGAAAAGTTATATGGAGAAGAAATGGAGTTGATCAGAGATGGAGAGTACTAATGTTTCTAAGGGAACTATTCGAGGCTCCTAAGACTGCCGTATTTGCTTTCGGGCGAATGAATCCTCCAACAATAGGACACGCAAAATTAGTTGATGTTGTAAAGCAACAGGATGGTAAACCTTTTCTTTTTTTAACACATACACAAAAACCTAAAACAGATCCTTTAAGTTTTGCAGAGAAAGTTTTCTTTGCACAAAAAAGTTTTACAGGTATTGAGATAGGAAATCAAACAGTTAAAACAATTATAGATGCTATGAAGCATTTAGAAAAAGCAGGCTACACAGATATCATTTATGTAGCAGGATCAGATAGAGTTGCATCATTTGAAAAATTATTAAATGACTACAACGGAAAAGATTATAATTTTAACTCAATCAATATAGTAAGTGCAGGACAACGTGATCCAGATGCCGAAGGTGCTGAAGGTATGAGTGCAAGTAAACTTAAAGCCGCGGCCGCAGAAGGTGACTTTGAAACTTTTAAAACAGGTGTTGCTGGAGATGAAAAACTAGCTCAAATGATGTACAACAAAGTTAGAGCAGGTATGGGCATAGAAGAAAGTTTACAAGAGCTAGTAGTAAAACAACAAAAGCCTAAAATAGATGTACTTAATAACATAGCAAGTAGAAGCGATGGTAAACCTTTTCCATTAAGCTGGAACGCAGACTCAAATGAAATTACAGTAGGTGGCAAGATATATGTAGCACCTAGCGAAGCAAACAAATTTTTACGTTTTTACGATAATCAAGAAAAAGAAAATCAAGAACTAATGAACAAAGCTCTACAAAGTGCAAGTAAGACAGCTAACCTATTTAAAAACATAGGTATAGATTTTGTTTGGAAACAAAACGAAAACTTTGCAGACGGTAAAAAAAAGGGTAAATCAAGACCCGGCAGAGTAAAGAAAGCAGGAGCAAGTTGTAAAGGTTCAGTAACAAGTTTAAGAGCGAAAGCTAAAAAGGCCGGTGGAGAAAAAGGTAAGATGTATCACTGGTGTGCTAACATGAAGTCAGGGAGAAAGAAGTGACGTTTAAGGATATGTCTTTAGATGAAAAGATTGATAACTTAAAAATGCGTATAAGAGGTTTTAAAAACAAACACAAAGAAACACTATATAAAGAAGATGGATATAAAAACACTACAGAAACTAGCAGGGATAGGGCAGTTCGAAGGCTATACGGAATACAAGGTTGACGAGAACCCTAGCATTACTGCAACTGCTATACGCAAAAAAGAAAAGAAGCTAGGAGTGAAGCCTGGCGATAGTGAATGGTTTAAACTTTGGTTTAGTAAACCTTACATGACAGGTACACCAAAGTTTAGAGGCAGAAAGAAAAAGTAATGAAAGTACGTCAGTTATATGAAAATGGTGGATTAATTGTACCAGGTGTTAATACAACATCTGATGTAGGACCTGACGAAATCAAGAAACAAGCTAAGAAGTTTGGTAATAAGGTTGACAAAAAAGGAGTTCCAGTATATAATATGCACAAGAAGGCTCATAAAAATAGTGATCCAAATACTTTATTCAATTTAGGATTAGCTGAGTCGAAAGAAGAAATATGGAACGAATGGAAAATTATGCCACAAACTATTAAGCCAATGGGTTTAGTACATAAGAAAGGCACAGGACCTAACAATAGGTTTGACTATAAAAACAAAGGCAACAATAGAGCCAACGAAGCTGATGCTACGGAAATATCAAGTGCAAGTGAAATATATGTTGATATGGACGGTGTGCTTGTAGACTTTTTTGATGCTTGGACAAAACTATTAGGTGTAGATGATTGGAAAGAAATAAAAGACGTTCCTGCCGCACTACAAAAAATTAGAGATACAAAAGACTTTTGGATAGACCTAAAGCCTACTTCAAACTCGCAAAACTTATTAAACATCATTAAGGAACTAAAAGGAGAGTATAAGATATTAAGTGCTCCTATGTCTGATGATGAAAGAGTTGAACCTAGCAAACGTGAATGGGTAAAGAAACATTTAACAGCATTTCCTCCTAAGGAAGTTATTATTAGTGCAAACAAAAGTCAATATGCAACACAACCAGATGGAACACCAAACATACTAATTGATGACTTTGGTCAGAACGTTGCTAAATGGGAAGCCTCAGGTGGTGTAGGATTTAAACACAAAGACCATAAGTTCGAAAGAACTGCAAACAACTTAAAACAATATTTTGACAAACCAGTTGAGGAAAGAGAATTGACAAAAGGTGAAGAAAAAGATAAAGAACGTTTCGTAAAAGGAATGAAGAAAAATGCTAAAGACTTTAAAAAACGTTATGGTAAAGATGCTAAAGCAGTTATGTATGCTACTGCTACTAAGATGGCTAAAGAAGGCGATCTTATACCTCTTCCGAAAAATAGTTTCTCGGTAGATTCAGATGCTACTGACTATGACTTTATGAAACTAGGACGTAACATGGCTAATATTAAAACAACTGATCCAGATGATGCTAACATGGGTGATCAAGATATCTTCTTAAACTTCTTTGGTGGAGACATAGAAGCTAAACACATGATTAAAAACCTAAAACGTTTAGGATATAAAGTTGGTGATGTAAGTGGTTATCAGGATCATAACTTTGACCCAGAGCCTACAGATGGAGAAGCACCACCACAAGTTAAGAGCAAAGATGTACCACAGTTTATAGGACGCAAGGGTAAAGTGCCATTGGATAAACTAAAGCCCGTACAACGTGATCGTAGTTGGCAAAAGCTAGGTAAAGCACTACAACGCACAGGAGATAAGAAGTATGCTCCTATACTATGTGATATGGACGGTTGTATTGTAAATGGACATCATAGATACGATGCTCTACGTTTACGTGGCCAAAAAGAAGCCAGAGTACACATGATCAACGGCCGTTTAAAAGAGATCATGCAACTAATGAAAAGATAAATATTACTATGCGTATAAGAGAAATCAAAAAGAATAAACCAAGTAAGCCAAGAGATCCTAACTTTCAGGCTATGCAGAGCCTACGTAAAAGTGGTGCCGCAGGAAGCCATGGCGATAAAACTAAAGATATTCCACGCAAAGAAAAACACAAGGGTAAAGCATACGATATAAACAATGAAACTGCTACACCAGGTGCAACTAGCGCCGGTAATATTGCAACAGTGGCAAATCCACACATAGCAAACAGTAAAGCAAAGCCTAAGAAGCAAAAACCTACAGATAACGCACTAGATAACAAGAGTCACGGATTATTTGGTCAACCCTTAAAAAGGCTAAATAATAGTAAGGAAACGCAAATGAAAAGCAAAGACTTAATACAAGAAAATTTAGCCGACGAGGCTTCTAAAGTAGAGCAAGATCACGAAGTACAAATGGCAAGAGCCCAACTGTACAAGATTGCGAAGTATTCTATTAAGCTACACGAGATGCTTAAAAACGTTTCAGAACAAGAAGGATTAGAAGGTTGGGTACAATCTAAGATCACAAAAGCATCAGACTACATTGGTGCAGTATATCACAACATGGATTACGAGCAAAAGTTTGAAGAAGTTAGTGAAAGCATTAACGAAGCAAAGGATTGTAACTGTGGACCAGATTGTGCTTGTAAAGGCGACTGTGGTTCTGATTGTAACTGCGGACCTAACTGCAACGAAAGTGTTAAAGAAGAAGTTTTAGACGAAAAAGATCCTTGTTGGAAAGGTTACAAACAAATAGGAATGAAGAAGAAAGGTAAAAAAGAAGTACCTAACTGCGTTCCTGAAGATTACACATCATCTTTAGCAGATAAATTAGAAGCAGAGAAGTCCGAGTATGTATACGAAAAACAAAAAGGCGTTGACGGCAAAGTATGTTGGAAAGGCTACAAACGTATGGGTACAAAGAAAAAGGGCGGCAAAACTGTTGATAACTGCGTAAAGATGTAATGAAAATAAAACACCTCACAAACGAAACATTCACCTTCAACGAAAAACCTGAAAAAGGTATTTTCGGTAAAGCATTAGATAAAGCTAAGGCAGGATTTGATTACGTTGGTGGTGATGATGGAGCAATAGCTAACTTTGCCAAACAGGCAAGTACAAAGTATGGCGGTGCTCACGGTAACAAACAGCCTAAGAAGCCAGGCTTTGGTGGTGCATTACGTAAAGGACTAGGACTTGCACCAGACGACGGCAAGGGTGGTAAAACTGCAAAAGCACCTAAAACAAATACAAAAGCGGCGGCTCCAACTGTAGAGCCTAAGGTTGTTAAAAAAGGCGATCCTATTAGAGACGTAGGTGATCTTCCAAGCGGTAGTGCATACCAAGATGGAAAGTCTACTTGGACATATACAGGTACTGAGTGGACAGATGGAACAAACAAGCTAGACGCAAATACTGGCTGGAGAAAGTTCCAAAAGGCCATTCAAAAAGGCCAGGCTTTCGTAGCTAAAAAATAAACTTCCGATAAATACTTTAAATTAACAAACAGAGGATACTATGGCCTTTTTAGTTCATAACCTACCACCTGTAGAAGTATATGTAAAGAAAGAATACTTATACGACCTACAAAAGGGTCACGGAGAGTTTACTCCAGGTATATGGATTTCAATCAGAAGTATAATGGGCAAGGCTCTGTATGTAGAAACACTATTAACAGAGTATGGTGCTCTATATGATAAACTTCCTTTATCAGCATTTGTCTGGAAAACAGACATTAATCTAGAAGACCAATTACCACTAGATACATTACAGATATGGGATTGCTTTGATTATGATATTACAGTAATCAAGAAACCTATGTTAGCAGATTGTGAGTTCTTTGGTAAAGACAAACAGATGCACAAAGGCGAATATATGTTTACACTTGATACGTGTCATTCACAACATTCAACTCTTAATGTTAATTTTTCAGAACACGATCCAGAACACAAATCATTTAATTTTATTAAAATGAACAATGGTCAGTTTGCCGCACAACCAAACAATAGAACAATATTCACAGACCAAAGTCTTGTTGTTGGAGATCGTAAAATACCAGACTTCAAAGTATGTACACAAAATTACACAGTAGAAAATAATCCAAAATGGTCCGTCGGACATACTGATGAGTGGCAATATAAATCAAAGGACGAGGAAGAGAGTGGCACCAAGTCGTAGAGATGCGTATAGAATTTTTTGGATAGTAAAAGGACACTTTAACGCCACAGAGTCTTGCATTTTTGATTGTTACGATAGTTACTTTAAACGTGTTTGGCATAATGAAGAAGCATACATATACGAAGAAGGTTTTGAAGAAGCCTACAAAGCCACACTAAAAACAGCCAAAATAAAATAAGATTAAATAGTTGTATGTTAGTTCCTAACTTACAAACTTTACAGTTTAACGAAACAGCAGATGTATTTACAATGATCTACCCAGAACATGAAGACATCAAACCAATCCTTACGGAAAAGATAAAAGCACAAGGTGATCAACAATACAGAAAAACTAACGTACAAGCAGACATGACAAAATGGACTATGTTCCAAGATGAAGATTTCAAAAAGATAATTGACTTTGCTATTGATGTTATCAAGGGTGGATTGGTAAGTATTCCAAGCGGAGAATTTTATGCAACAGATTGTTGGGGTGCAGTATATAAGAAAGGTGACAGTTGTCACCCACACGCACATCACCCAGCTATTTGGAGTTTCGTCTATTATGTAGATGCAGAACCAGACGATTCGCCACTAGTGTTTCCAACTAGCCAAAATGCAATATATCCAAACTGTGGATTAATGATTGTATTTCCAGGTTGGGTAACTCATAGTGTACCGCCACAAGAAAAAGAAAAGGAAAGAATTGTTATTGCCGGCAATATTTCCATTGACAGACCACAGGCAATTAGTGTATAATATACAAATTAATTAGGAGAAAATAATGAGTGATAGAGTATATGGACAGGACGAAAAGCAAAAGCTAGAGCGTCTTGTAAATGAAGGTGCTCAAGTAATGCAAGAAGTTGAAGATCTTACAGCAGGTCTTAAAGATACTGTAAAAGCAGTAGCAGAAGAACTTAACATGAAACCAGCACTTATTAATAAGGCAATTAAAATCGCACACAAAGGTGATTGGTCAAAAGTAGCAGATGCTTTTGATGACTTAGAAACTTTGGTTGTGACAGTAGGCAAAGACAAGTAGTGAGTATCGCAGGGTTTTTTCGACAAAGCTACGATTCACACCCAAGAGCATTTTACCTAGAAATGGTAAGTGCTATTACGGTTATCATAGGTAGTGGTATTCTTACCTATACAGTTCTTGCACCAAGACCAGACATATTCATTCCATTTTATTGGATAGGAAGTGTTACAGGATTCTTTGGAGCATACTATAGAAGTTCAGCATGGGTTATGGTATTAACCGCATGGTTCACAACAATGAATACCATAGCACTTTGGAAGTTATTTTTATGATTTATATGGTTGACATCGACGGAACAATATGTTATACTACAGGTAGTAATTATGAAGAAAGTAAGCCAATTCAAGAAAGAATTGACCACTTCAATAGACTATATGATGAAGGACATGAAATTAATTATTGGACAGCCAGAGGCTCTAAATCAGGAACAGACTGGCAAGGATTTACTAAGGCACAATTACTCAGTTGGGGAGTTAAATTTACAACACTCAAATTAGGCAAACCACATTACGATATATGGATAGATGATAAGGCACAAAATGATAAAGAATACTTTAGAAACAAAAGATATACAGGCTAAACCATACCAACCTTTAGCATGGTTGTTCACTGCAACCTTGATAGGAGCCGCAACAATGGCGGCGTTTAATATGTACCCTTGGTACAGTTATGCGTTCACAGTATCAAACTTGGGTTGGGTAGTAATAGGTATATTATGGAAAGAAAAGTCCTTGATTGTTTTAAATGCAGGACTTACAATAATATATATAATCGGTCTAATCAGTGATTGGATTAACTAGAAGGCATAGTCGGCCACAAGCGACAGTTTGGTATTTGTCAGCCTCAAATGACATACAAAGGAGAATAAATGAGCTACGTAGATGCAAATTTCGATCGTGACCAAGACGTTATAAGAGTAGTTGAACGTAAAGAAGGTAAACGACATTTCACAGAATATCCTGTAAAGTACACTTTCTATTATAAAGATCAAAGAGGAAAGTATAAAAGTATTTACGGTGATCCCCTAAATAGAATCGTAGCAAGAAATACAAAGCAGTTTAGAAAAGAACTTGCTATAAATCAAAACAAAGAATTATTTGAAAGTGATGTTAATCCAATATTCCAATGCTTGAGTGAGCAATACTTAAACGTTGATGCTCCTAAACTTAATGTAGCATTTTTTGATATTGAAACAGACTTTGATCCAGAAAGAGGATTTGCTGATCCAAGCGATCCATTCATGCCAATTACTGCAATCACAGTACACTTGCAATGGCTAGAAAGTCTTGTAACATTTGCTATTCCTCCTAAAGGACTAACAATGGCACAGGCTGAAGAACAAGTAAAAGATTTTCCTAATACATATTTGTATGACAAAGAAGCAGATATGCTTGAAGCATTTCTTGATGTTATACAAGACAGTGATATATTAACAGGCTGGAACAGTGAAGGTTATGATATTCCTTATACTGTGAATCGTGTTGCTAGAGTTTTAAGTAAAGATGATACTAGACGTTTTTGTTTATGGAAACAACTTCCTAAGAAACGTGAGTATGAAAAGTATGGTAAGAAGGCTGAAACCTATGACCTAATAGGTAGAGTGCATTTAGATAGTTTGGAACTATATCGTAAATACACATATGAAGAAAGACATACTTACAGACTTGACGCCATTGGCGAAATGGAAGTTGGTGAAAAGAAAACTGTGTATGAAGGTACACTCGATCAACTTTATAACAATGACTTCCGAACGTTCATTGAGTACAACAGACAAGACGTTGCACTACTGGACAAGCTGGATAAAAAATTAAAGTTCATAGATTTATCAAATGAACTAGCTCATGCAAATACTGTTTTGCTACAGACTACTATGGGTGCTGTCGCAGTTACAGAACAAGCAATTATTAACGAAGCACATCACAGAGGACTACAGGTTCCTAACAGGCCAAAACGTGACGAAGAAAATACTGCGGCGGCTGGTGCCTATGTTGCATTTCCTAAGAAGGGTGTACATAAGTGGATAGGTAGTATGGACTTAAACAGTCTGTATCCTAGTGTTATTCGTGCATTGAATATGGATCCTGCAACCATTGTAGGACAACTACGTCCAGAACATACAGAAGCATTTGTACAAGATCAAATGACATTACAGAAGAAGTCATTTGCAGGTGCTTGGGAAGGTAAGTTCGGCACATTAGAATATGAAGCGGTTATGGAAAAGAGAAAAGACTTTAACATAACAGTAGACTTTGAGAATGGCGAAAGTGAAATGTTAAGTGCCGCGGAAGTTTACAAACTAATTTTTGACAGCAACCAACCATGGATGCTAACTGCTAACGGTACTATATTAACAAATGAACATGATGGTGTTATTCCAGGCTTGTTGAAAAGATGGTATAGCGAACGTAAAGAGCTACAAGCTATGAAAGGAAAAGCCATTGATGCAGGTAATCAAACAGAAATTGCGTTTTGGGATAAACGTCAGCTCGTTAAAAAAATTAATCTTAACAGTTTATACGGTGCTATTCTTAACCCTGGTTGTAGGTTTTTTGATAAACGTATTGGCCAAAGTACTACACTTACTGGTCGTGCTATTGCAAAGCACATGAGCGCCGAGGTTAATAAAGTTATTACAGGCACATATGATCACGTAGGAGATAGTATTATATATGGTGATACTGACTCCGTTTACTTTAGTGCGTTTCCGGTACTGAAGAAAGAGATTGAAGCAGGACAGATTCCTTGGACAAAGGATAGTGTTATTAAACTTTATGATCAAGTATGTGGAGAAGCAAACAAAACATTTGGTAAGTTTATGATGGATGCTTTTCATTGTCCTAAGAGCAGATCAGATGTTATTGCGGCAGGTAGAGAGATTGTTGCAGAAAGCGGATTGTATATTACAAAGAAACGTTATGCGGCTTTGATATATGACAACGAAGGACAACGTACAGACGTAGATGGTAAAGCTGGTAAGGTAAAAGCTATGGGCTTAGATCTTAAACGTTCTGATACTCCTGTGTTTATGCAAGACTTCTTAAGCGAAATACTTATGATGGTATTGCAAGAGAAAAGTGAAAAAGATATACTAGAACGTATTAGTGAATTTAGAACAGAATTTAAACTACGTCCAGGCTATGAAAAAGGTAGTCCTAAACGTGCAAACAGAATCGGTGACTATCAACGTAAAGAACAACGTGAAGGTAAAGCTAATATGCCCGGACACGTTCGAGCAAGTATTAACTGGAACACGTTAAAACGTATGAATGGTGACAAGTACAGTATGGAAATTGTTGACGGTATGAAAGTTATTGTTTGTAAACTAAAACAAAATCCATTAGGCTATACTAGTGTTGCATATCCAACAGATGAACTTAGACTTCCAGAATGGTTTAAGGAACTTCCGTTTGATGGTGATGCTATGGAGGAAACAATTATTGACAACAAACTAGGCAACTTAATAGGGGTGTTGAATTATGATGTGGCTAGTACACTTCAGAAAAACACATTTAATAACTTATTTGACTTTGGAGGCGAATAATATGAAAAACAAAAGAAATAAACTTGAAAGGAAACTTGACGAGTATAATCACACAATGGAACTAATTAGAACTATTGTGCCGATCGCAGTTTTGGTTTTACAAGTAATCATATTGATGAAGTTGGTGTAATATGGCAATACATGGAATGATAGACTTAGAGACACTAGGCGTAGAGCCAGATAGTGTTATTATCACCGTAGGTGCTATTAAGTTTGATCCATACACTGACGTTGAGCCCCATAGTGGATTATATTTGCGTTGTGACATCGAAGAACAGTCTGAACAACTTGGTAGGACTATTGATGATAACACAATGCAATGGTGGACTAAACAACCACAGAACATACAGGACGAAGCATTTGGAGAACATGAAGACCGTGTTAACATGGATCAACTTACAAAAGCTCTAAATAAGTTCTGTGTAGGTGTAGATCAACTATGGTGCCAAGGCCCATTATTTGACTATGCAATATTACAAAACTTGTATAAGAATGTTAAAAAACCTTGTCCGTGGAACTTCTGGCAGATCAGAGACAGTAGAACTGTGTTTAGTATGATGCCAAGTGATCCACGTAAGGCTATACAAGAAGAAATGCACAATGCACTTGCTGACTGTTATTATCAAGCAAAATGTATTCAATCAACCTTCAAACACTTTGGAGTTAAAAAATGAGATACAAAGCAAAAAGTAACATACTAAAGAAAGGTGACGACAGCATTTCTTTTAGTGTACAAAGACGTAAGAAAGTAGCACACATAAAATACTACTACGAATACGACAAACATAAAGAAGATGTTATTTGCAGTTTAGCAGATGCAGATGACAGATATGAAAGTGCCATTAAGGCAGGCTATAAGGTAGCATTTTAATGAATGAAGATGTAAAACAGATACTAGAAGAACTAAAAGAGTATAGGGCAGAGCTTGTACACAAGAACTATCCTATGGGCAGAATAAATGAAATTATTATGAAGTGGGAAAGCAAGTCCGTAAAAGTTATAGACAATGACGATATGGATCCACTAGGAGAGGAAGAAGATTGAAAATATTATTAACAGGTAGTAAGGGCTTTTTAGGTAGCCACCTCGTCAAAAAATTGACGGCTCATCAGGTATATTGTATAGATAGATCTGATGGACAGGATTTACTTACTTGTGATTTAAACTATGATGTTGATTTAGTAATACATCTAGCAGGTGAAAGTGGTATAGCTAAAAGTTTAGACCACCCAGAACTGTATTGGGAAAACAACGTTATAGCAACAAAAAGATTATTTGATCATTTTAAAGGCACAAGGATTATGTATGCAAGTTCTAGTACTGCAAAAGAACCAAACAGAAATCCTTATGCAATGACAAAATACACATTAGAAAGACTTGCACCACAAACAAGTACAGGACTGCGTTTTTGCACTATATATAGTAACAGTCAGCAAAGGCCCAATATGTTCGTACCTCGTTTACTACGGAAAGAAATACAGTATATTCATACTAACCATAAACGAGATTTTATCCATATAGATGATGTTTGTAGTGCCATTACGTTTCTTATGAATCGTGATGCACGTGGTGTATATGATATTGGGACAGGCATAAGCACTCCCTTAAAACAGATTACGGATTTTTTCGATATCGAATGTGAAGAAAAGATCGGTGGTGAAAATGAAAGGTTATGCAATAAAGCTGACATTTCAAAATTAACAGACTTGGGTTGGACACCTCAAATCAATTTATTTGAGTACCTTAAGTCGCAAAAGGACTTGACTTTATGATTAAAGTTATGTACAATATAACAATGGAGAAAAATCAATGAAAGATATCTTACAAGATGTAGTTGCACATACACACTCGCTAGGTTTTCTAAATCTAGTAAAGGTTACAGGAGATAGTGCAAATACACAAATCGAAAGTATGGCAGAAGACAGAAGTGTTATTCTAACTGCTGATACTAAAAATCCTGTAACAGAGTTTGCGGCAACGTTTGGTATGCCTAACTTAGATAAACTGGCTTTACACTTAAAGAATCCAGAGTATCAAAAGAACGCAAAACTTTCTGTAGAGAAAGCAACTAGAAACGGTGAAGAAGTTCCAACACACATTCACTTTGAGAATGAAGCAGGTGACTTCCAGAATGATTATAGATTTATGAATCAGGAGATCATTAATGAGAAACTTAAGAGTGTTAAGTTTAAAGGTGCTAGTTGGGAAGTAGAATTAGAGCCAACTATTGCAAGTATTTCAAGAATGAAATTGCAAAGTGCGGCACATTCAGAAGAAACTGTGTTTACTGTAAAAACTGAAAACAATAATTTAGTATTTTACTTTGGTGATCATAGTACACACGCAGGATCATTTGATTTTGCAAAAGGAATTACAGGTGAACTTAAACACGCATGGAGTTGGCCAGTAGCACAGGTACAATCAATCTTAGGACTAGATGGAAAACTTACAATGAAGATTTCCGATCAAGGTGCTATGCAGATTAGTGTTGATAGTGGCATGGCTACTTACAATTACATTTTGCCTGCACAATCTAAGTAGGAGAAGTGAGTGAATACGAATCTAACTAATGCACAAAAAGACTACGCAGTATTTCTCCCTGCCATTAGTGGGTTCTTTGCAACGTTTGTCGGTAAACAACGTTATGAGGAATATGTTGAGAAAAGTAGAATACCTAAGAACTTTCCAACAGAAGTAGAAAGTCTAAACTGGCTTGAACCAAAAGCTAGTATGTTTCAGTATCACTGGAGTCTATATTCGGCAGGACACGCCGAGCTAGATGTAAACAAAGACTCGCCTAAAGAGGATATGATCCGTAATAGAGATCGTAACAATAGTTGGCTACTTGGTGATTCAGGTGGTTTCCAAATAGGTAAGGGTGTATGGGAAGGTGACTGGAAAGATCCTAACTGTCCTAAAGCTAAAAAGAAACGTGAACAAGTCCTTACGTGGATGGACGCATATATGGACTATGGTATGATACTTGATATTCCTGCCTGGGTGTCAAGAAGCCCTGCTGGTGCAAAAGCAACGGGTATTGACAATTATCAGGATGCCGTAAACGCCACTCGCATAAACAACGATTACTTTATGAAAAACCGTAATGGTAGTTGTAAGTTCCTAAATGTATTACAAGGTGAAAATCATACAGATGCTGAAGATTGGTATCAGCAAATGAAAGACTATTGTGATCCTAAGAAATACACAGATCACTTTAATGGTTGGTCCATGGGTGGACAAAATATGTGTGATATTCATTTGGTATTGAAAAGATTAGTAGCACTACGTTATGATGGATTACTTGAAAAAGGTAAGCATGACTTTATGCACTTCCTAGGTACAAGTAAACTAGAGTGGGCTACATTACTTACTGACATACAAAGAGCAGTTCGTAAATACCATAACGAAAACTATACTGTAACTTTTGATTGTGCAAGTCCGTTCTTAGCAACTGCTAATGGACAACTGTATATTCAAACAGAAACAAATGATAGAACTAAATGGGTATATCGAATGGTTCCAAGTATTGATGATAAGAAGTATGCTAGTGATACTAGAAACTTCCGTGACGCAGTATTAGCCGATGGTATATTTAAAAACTTTACAGACAGTCCTGTAAGTAAAGGATTAGAAGTAAAAGATATTTGCATTTATGCTCCAGGTGACCTAAATAAGATAGGTAAAGAAGGAAAGACATCTTGGGATAGCTTTAGTTATGCTATACAGATGGCACACAACGTATGGAGTCATATTAATGCAGTACAAGAAGCTAATAGATGCTACGACAACGGAATATATCCGAGTATGCTAGTACAAGAGAAGTTCGATAGATTATACTTTAGAGATGTAGTTGAGGCAATATTTGCCACAGACAGCAGAGATAAAGCTAATCAAATTATCGAAGAGTTCTCAAGATTCTGGATGTCAATCATTGGCACTAGAGGAGCAACTGGTAAGAAGACTGTCAATGCACAAACACAGTTTAACGCATTGTTTGATGATGCTGATAGCACTCCGGTTGTTGAAGAAACTGAAGTTGAAGATTTACAAGAAAG